ATTTCATACGGACATACCATGTATGGTATTCTATTTGGTGTAAATGGATTTAATACTAATCGTAATATATTACCATTTGATACCCAAGCATTTACAGATACTTCATCTAACTCTGTAGTATCTTCGTCTGTAATTTCTAAACCTGCCTCTTCTGCAAGTTGTTTATCTATGTTACCCCAGTATTCTAAAACCTCAAATCTATTTTTATCATAGTCATCTTGGTTTTCCCTATCATACAAAGCAGTTTCATAACTTCTTGTCTCGTAGTTAGGGCCACTTTCTAATAAATCTATAATAGCAGATTTTCTAAAGTAAGGCCTGTTAGCTAAATCTCTTAACTGAGAACGATTCATTACATGACGTTGTATTACATAATCTGCATCTTGAATACTTACTGCATCTGGGTCTGGATAAAAATCCCAACAACTTACAGCTTCTACTCTTGGCACAGATTTATCTTGTGGTGTGTATACTGATTCTCCTGTATCAAAATCTTTCTGCCACTTATGTAAAGTCTTGTCGTATGTAAAAGGCCCTTTTAATATTCCTGTACCAAGTAAACACATTTCAAATAAGACATGTCTTAGCACAGTTATAGCTTGGCTTTCATCCAACTGGTCATGTATTAATGACTCCATAGCCTTTGCAGATTCATCAGCAGGTTCTATTTGAGGCATCTTAGATAAGTCTGGTGCAGGCCCTGCTTTAAATCCTGCTCCTTGATACTTCTTGGCTAAACCATTTAGTATCATACTTTCCGTAGCTCCTGGTGGTATATCCATTCCATCACCAGGAAATCCATAAGGACTTTCTGGCTCTTGAGTTTTTTCTTCTGGATTTATGTGTGCATATTTTTCTGTTCCCTCTGGTACTTCTGTTGGATGTATTCCAATAGGAAATTTACCTTGTGAAAACAAGACTTCAATTAGTTGTCCATATGCCGCTAGAACTTTTGTCTTTGTTATCTTAACAAAAACTCTAGACTTCTCAGTGTCTCTGAACGCCATATCAGAACTATAGATTCCTCTATAGTTTCTGTACGCTCTTAACCAACGCTTTTCATCATATAAACGAGTATCTTCTGCAGATTTAAGTCTGCCTTCGATAACTTGTCCAAGACTTATATAATCTATCTTTTCATCTTTTAACGATGCTGTTGCGTCAGTTCCAGTTGCACCACCAGAACCTGTTGCTGTATATGCCATTATTTAATTAATAGTCTCTTTCGTCTGCCATTGAAAATACTTTTCCATCAACACCATTCTTTCCTGCTTTTGGGAAAGCTACATTACCGCTTTCATAAGCGTCTCCAGGTAAAGCTGTTGAAGGCTTTTTTACACCTATTGATGCTTCTTTTTTTGGAGCAGTATCTGTTGACTGGTCATCGAAACCTTCTCCTTGAGAATATTGTTTCATAACTTTTGGGTCAATATCTTTTCCATTCATATTTTTCATTTTAGTTTGTCCTCCAAATATTTGGTTAACCAAGGATTATCTACAAGAACAGTTGTAGTTGCATTAGCTAATACATTTACGATATGTTCTTCTTTATCTCCTACGTCTAATCCCCACTGATATATTATAGCATGTAAAACTTCGTGGAGTAAAGTGTTAACATGAGATATATTATCTTCATCAGATAATCCTATCAAACCTTCTTTTGATAAAAATTGTCCATGTGCATCAGAAAAATTATTATCAATTTTTTTAAATTTATAATTTCTGTAACCTATCTTTATTGTTTTGTGTTTCATTAGTAACCAAAAACAGAATCGCTAGGTTTATATGTTTGACCAGAAGTCATTTTAATATCATTCATTCTAGTCTCAAAAGCTCTTGGATGTGAAGGTCTTGACATACATCCATATCTAAGAGCATCGTAAGCGTGGTCTTCTGCATCTGTATCTACATCTTCTGGGTTGTTTCTGTCAACAGGTAACATTGGTAAAGTTCTAATTAAATTTAAACAATTACTAAATACAAATAAAGATGGTCTTTCTGTATCATCATTTACTCTTAATCGTTTGTGTAATTCTAACTTTCCGTTTATCCTACTACCAGGCGACCTATCAGATGGTCTCCATCTACATCCCTCTTGTATCATAGTCTCTGCAATACTAGGCCCTATATCACCTCGTCTTGCCCATGTTGAAGAATCAAGAACTCCGTATCTTATATACTCTCCTGCTTCACTATTCAAGACTCTTTGTGCAAAAATATCTGCTGTAACATTCTTCGTATACAACTCTCTATAAATATATAAGTTATTGTCGTAATCAACAGCAAACCATAAGCAACATGCAAAAGAAGAGTAACCCCAGTCACAAGAACGAAACCGCATAAAGTTTCTAGGTATATCAAAAGGTTCGATGACATGTACCTCTCTACTAAACTCTGGAAAGGCCGAACTTTCATATGACTCCCAATCTCCTTCTAAAAACTGTTTCTTTTGTACATCTGGTAATGATGCTAACATTACATAGTAATCATCTGTTTGCATCAAGTATGGATTATCCTGTAACTTTGCAGGTATAAATCTTCTACTAATTTTTCTACTCCCTGTGGGAGTTTGTATTTCTAAATAAAACTTTGTGTTTGGTGTAGCAGGGTCAACAAACATTTCTTTAACCCAACCAGAGCCTACGTTACCAGGGTTTCCTGTTGCCCTCATAAAGACGGGAATCTCGGGGTCAACACTTCGCAAAGATGAACGGAGAAAATTATATATATCTGGAGTTGGGTATTGTGGTAATTCATCAATACCTATCCATGTGTATGATTGCCCTTGATAACGTAGTGCGTCTGTCAGATTTTCAGCATAACCAAATTCTATTCTTGCCCCAGATGGAAACCGCCATTCTTTTTCCTGCTCTCTCCACTTTGCTCCAGGATATGCTTTGGAATATAATTGCTGAGAATGATTTATTAAATCTCTTAATTCGGGCATCGTTCTTCTTATTAACAATGCTCGATGTGCACTTTTGTGACAATAACGTAATGGGTCTACTAACATTGCGTATGACTTGCCACCGCCTCTTGCTCCACCATAAAATACTTCTCTTTCTGATGATGCAAGAAATTCTGTTTGAGGCCCAGAGTTAGGTTGAAATATTACTTCTCTTTCTTTTAATGCCTCTTGTATTGAAGGTGTTGCTTCTTCTATTTGCTGTTCATCTATTACAGCTTTGTCGCCTTCTAATACGCTATCTAATTCTTTTAGTTTTTCTTTTTTATTTTCGAGTCTTTTTTCTGCCAAATCAACTTTTTGTTTAGCATCTTCTAATTTTTGTTTTTCTGCTCGGAGAAGATGTAAAGCGGATTGTCTAGCTTTCTTTTCTGACTCAGAAAGTTTAGGAACTTTTTTAACTCGTTTACGACCTGCAGTCTTTGGCTTTGGTGGTTCTACCATCCTCTTTTCAATACTTTGCGTAATCCCATTCCTGTTATTGGTCTACCAGTTTTATTTGTAACCCAGTCTGCAACTTCTTTGTAGGAACAGTTTTCTAAATATTCTTCTGCCTCTTTCAAAGCATCTAATTGCTCTGGAACAGGTTCTAACATTCTTTCCTCTTCATCGGATACTTTGTATCCAAAAGGAACTGTTCTACTCCGTAGCTTCCTCTTTGGGCGGGAGAATAAAGATTCCATGTGCTACCTTTGCATTTATATCTAGTTTTTCTTTTCTAGCTAAACCCACTCTATCTAGAATTTGTTTAGCCGCTTCTATTCTAATATTTGCTCCTGGAGTTTTTCCATCTTCATCAAGAGCATTTATCAAACCCATTGTTGCCTTTGGACTGTGTACAGCTAATTGCTGTTCAGCCCTTTCTATTATTTCTTCTTTTAAACTTTTTAATACTTTAGGATAAGAGTTTACAGAGTATCCTGCTATCTCTCCTGCCATCTTTGGATTACCTTGTGCTTCACCAAATAAAGCATTAAGAAATTTTTCTTGTTGTTCTGTTAATAAATCGTTTTGTTTTTTAGGAACTAACATTTCTAATCTTTTGTAATTTTTTTTCTGTTCTTTCTTGTAACCACTCTGGTGTTTTTCTAATACCAACTTGGTCTTCTATTTGTCTTTGTTTCATGCCTGCTCTTGCTGATTTTAACATCTGGTCTCTTGCTCCGTGTTCTTTTCTATCTATTGTTGCAAGTCTTGGTGCGTTAATCAACATCTCTATGTTCTTATCTTCTAGAGGTTTCTTTCTATCTTTCATAGGAAGATACTTTGTAAATATCTCCCCTGTTGTTTTATTTCTATA